AAGGCTGTCCACTTCTCCGGGGCGTCGGTCGGTAGGTTTCGCGTTCTGCCCCCGTTAGTCTTTGTGGGTTTGCAGGGTTTACAGAAGTAATTAATAAGGGCCATACCCTCGGCTTTTTGTTCTCCCAGCTTCAGGACAGCGGCTACCATACCGAGGGACAGGGGTAGACCCACTACGGCAGACCGGACCATAGTACATTCCCAGTTATCGGCAGACTGTAAGGGCTTCGGGTCTCCGTGAAAGGACAGACATACCCTCTCGAATAAAGCATTAAAAGCGGTCTTCAGGATCTCCGGATCACTTAAAGCGTTCTCTACTCTTTTAGGTAACTTCTCTCCGCTGGCTATGTCTATTACCTCTACCGGCTCGTCGTCGAAGGCATAGGCAAAAAGGAGTATTTTAAACTCAGGGTGTGAGGCATAGCGATAAACCCCTGCTGTTTTCAGGTCTTCAGGGCTGTAGGTTTCAATATCAATAGAGAGTACTTTAGGTTTAGACTTGTACTCCGGCTGTGGTTCGTCCTTCTCTACTGTTGGCTCAGGTTCTGGTATGGAGTATAAACCTTTTTTTGGTTTAACTTCGGTCTTTAGACTTTCGTAATTCAAAGCGTCTTCTAAAGAATAGTAAGTTCTGATAGAGTCGGGGTTTTCAGCATCTCCTTCTATCGGTAAAACCCCCATAACGATAACTAAAGCACTTGTAGAGTCAATACGCAGCATAGGCCTGTTATCAGACTGTGTGTAGCGTATGGTGTAGTCCTCTTTTAAAGACGTGAATAGATTTAATGCCTTGTCGAGCAAAGCAACATCAATAAGGTAAAAGCCCATATCCAAAATAGCTGTTTTACCAGCTCCTTTTAAACGGAGCAAGGTTTTACAGGCAGCCGGCAGTACTTTTACTACGTCTGCTCTATCAAACTCAATAAGTCTGTGTAAGTCAGGGATAGCGCCGGCGTAATTTGGATAACGGTAATCGGTAAATTCACCAGATTTAAGAACGATCTTACCTTCTAAATTTTCAGGGTAATCTATCCGTACTTTTGCAAGTGTCCACATGTCAGTAGCTACGGCAAAGCCTTTATTAAAATAAATACCGCCGTCATCGCCGCTTAACAAATACATGGTGTTAGCCGATGGTGTAAAGGTATCAAGAATTACAGGGTCGCTAGTGCTGGATGTGGCAGTGTCATACACCGCCAAAGTAGGTGTGCCAGAGGCTGTGCTTACAAAAATCCCCTTGAGCTTTCCAGCCCCAACCTTGATCTGAGCGTCAGCGTTGTTATTGTGAAAATACTGTGCCATGATGTGTCCTTACGCCAAAGATTTAAGTTTGTAGAGGGTGCGAAGATAAATCTCAACGATGTTATCGATAAGCTGTTGCAACGATGAATCTGTTTTGTCTGCAACCTTATACCGAGCACCTTCGATTTCAGCCAACGAGCTTTCTAAAAACTCAATGATGTTGGAAGTCTTGCTTGCCGAATGCAAAGTGATGGGGCCAATCAAACCATGACGGCCTTGGTAGGCTTCAGCAAAATCATCTGCCGCGCCAACAATGCGATCATAAAAAATGTTAAGTGCTTTGTGCTTGCTAAAACTACGGGTGTTCAAGTGAACGCTGTGCGTCACGTCCCGTGCTAGAAACAGCAAGCCTAAAAAATCAGCGGCTTTCATTGTGGCATTCCCATTTGTTGTTCAGGTGGCATCATCTCGCCTTCAGGTGGCATCATTTCTTGCTGAGGCATCTCAGGCATTTCATTCATCATATTTTGCGACTCCATCGCCGCAGCGACCACACCCATCGCAATATCTTGAATCTGTTGCTCAGTCATGCCAGCCTGCACCGCAGCAATTCGCTTGGTTTCGGCTTCGTACATTTTAACTTCGGCTTCAAAATCTTTGCGTTGCATTTCTTGCGCTTCAATCGACTTGCCGACGTTTTTAAGCATCTCATGCAGTTGGTCAAGCTCTTGGCCCATTGCTTGCATCTGCTGTTCAGCGGCTTGCAACTCTGGCGGCTTGTCGCCGTCTTCCATGAGCTTAGGATCGATGGTCTTGGCAAACCGTTTGGCCATCTCTTGCGCGCCTGGCCAATCCATGTTTTTGACGAACAGGTCACCGGCCACTTGCCACAGTTGTGGGTTGCCCTGCAACAGTTGGGCCATTGCTTCCAAGGCTTCTTGGCGCTTGGTCGCGTAGCCTGGGCCGGTGGCCACCACCACATCGTACTTGCCGACGTTGGGGTTGTAAATTTTGTCGATCACAATGTCAGGGTTGTTCTGATCGGTAATCTTGCGAACGGCTTCCGGCTGGTCAGGGTTCAACTTGACCATCTTGGTTTCACCGTCAATGCCGATGATGCGAGCCACGCGTTGGGTGTCGTAAATCTTGGGGATCAAGTCCACCAACTGACTTACAAAAGGTCCGGCGCCCACGGCGATCTACTCACTATCGCTGCACGTCGCCCTGCCGACTTCGCGTTGGCGAGCCAAAATGGCTTTGCCTGAGCGTTCATTGGATGTCATACCCAAAGATGCGTTGTATTGGCCGGTAGACGCTTTGATGTCCTCAGATGCACCAGCTTTGGCTTGCAACAGACCGCTTGACGCCATTGGCGGTTGGGCACGTGCAGGCAACGGCAACACCGCGCCTTGGCCGTCGGTCACGTCTGGGTTGACTTCCAAATACGGCCAGTTGGTCGTGTTGGCAGTCTTCCACTGGTTCTCGTACCCTTCAAACTGGCCACCGTAGCCAATGAACGGTGCCTTGGGTGCCAAGGCCAGCATCTCTGCCTCTTGGCTTACCCAGTAGTTGTACATGCGCTGGGCATCCTTGGCGTTACGCACAAGGCCAGACACATACAAGCGGCCATCGACTTCAAATTCATTGCCAACGATGCGAACTACGGGGATGTATTTCCCCGCCCAATCGCGTTCTTCAAGAATTTCATAGCCGTTAATCTTGCAGTATTTAACTTGGACACGATCAGATTGACGAGATTTTTTAGGTTTTCCATAGATTTCTTTCAGTTGTTTGTCTTCTGGTGTGCCTTCAAATGCGGTCACGTTTCCAGGGTACAGGTTAAGTTTTTCCTTGGTGTAGTCAAGGTAGTAGTAGTCAGCCACCCGCACGGTGTCTTCGGTGAGCCATTGGTTCAGATTTTGATCGCCCACGCCCAGCGATTGCAGTGTGGTGATGGGCGCTGAGTTAGGGTATTTGCGGGCGTATTCGTCTTTGGGAATGTCTTCAGTGATCAAGCACCATTGTTGATCCGCGCCGGTCGGGTCTTGAATCGTTGGATCCATGTAGACCGAGAAGCTGTTGCGTACACGGCCAATCTTGATGTCTTGGTCAAACGTGTTTTCGTCGCAGTATTCGGTCAGGATGCGGATGTAACCTTCGCCGTAGGAGACTTGGTTTTCACACGCTGTATCGTACGCGACGTCAGCATCGCTGATGTATTCGATGTGTCTGACCATGCCGTTGAAGATTTCGGCGACTTCAACGTCTGCGTGGTCGTCGGCTGGAATAACCTTGCCACTTGGGCGGTTCTGCCTTTGGTCATTGGTCACCTGTCTTACGTGCTGGGGTAACTTATTGATCGTCAGACACGGTCTGGCGTTGATCGTTTGGCCTTGCACAGCGCCACGGGTGGCCAACACGTCCGCTGGCCACTGCCAGCGGTTGTCGGGCGAGCCAGCGTAGAACTTCAGGTCGTCAATTTCATCTTCGCGGGATTCAGACAGCGCGCCGATGGCCATGTCCAAACGCGAGCGAGCAGTCGCCAAGACATTAGACTCGGAGTCCTTTTGCTTGCCGCCGTTGGCCACAGCACCGGCTGCGGCGATGCCTGTGTAGTCCATTATTTTTTCTTCGCAGTTTTAGCTGAGTCTTTGAAATCTTTGGCTGTAGGCGCTGCCTTAGAGCCAACTTTGTTCATCTTCTCGCCGGAGCCCGCTTTGATACGTGCTTGCTTTGCGTGGATGTTACTATACAAACCAGGTTTAGTTGCCATTTTATGATCCCATCCATGATGCGTTGACCCCACTACCCTGCGAGTTCACGCGGCGGGTTGGCTCAACATATTGCCGATGTGCTACAGGAAACGCAAATGTAACAGCAATTGCGTCGGCTGCGTCGGGCGACGCTAACCCACGCGACTTCATGTCCTTCTTGGACTCCAAGAATATCGTCCCTCTTGAGTCAGGCTTCATCATAGGCGAAATCAGATCCGTTTTCAAGAACCTATCGTTTGGAATTGCCGCCGTCTTGAGCCAATCGCGCATGTCGCCCCACATCTGCGCGCGCATGTTGCCATACATGATCGGGTTCTTCGCCTTATTTCCGAAGTTCACCCCCTTGATCTTGTAGCGTTGCTCTTTCAGCCTGTCCACAATCCCCGCCCCGAGGCCACCTTCGTCGATCACCACCAGCGTCGGCTTGTACTCTTCAATCGCTTCAATCACATGCCCGACCACCGTCATGGTGTCGTCCCCACGGTGGCGCATGATCTTCACGATGTCCCGACCTTGCCGCACCGCGATGACCGTTGCATCCGCTCCGAACCGTGCGGGGTCTACACCGATCACAATCGGCGCACTCTGATCCTGGTATTTCGTCCGCTTCATTGCGTCGTCCACCAAGTTGGCCCCGATGAACTGGTCGTCGCCCGCGTTGGGGAACTGACCGTACACCTCAACGTGCGCCTGCGCCGAGTCTGGCCCATATTCCGCGATGATCCGCTCATATACCTGTTTGTCGGTGCCCTCGACCGTGCGGGCGTCCACCACGCGGGACTTCCAGAACTCACGTTTGCTGTTAAACGCCTCGTAAAAGTACCCAGTGTTGCGACGCGGGTTGGAAAAGGCCATCCAAAAGCGGTTTGGCGTGTTTTCTGTGAAAAAGCCGCCGGTCACCGCCCAGATTGAGTCGTCAATACCTGACGCCTCGTCAAAAATCACCAGCACACCGTCAAAGTTGTGCACGCCAGCGTAAGCGTCGGGGTTCTCGGCTGACCACAGCCGCCCTTCCACGCCCCAGTACCGGGTGCCTTTCTTCAAATCACGCTCGACAAGCTCAGTCAGCCACTTAGCCGGCATCACTCTGGTGGCTGAGACTTCAAACCAGTGTGAGTTGATGGCCATGGCCAGCCATTTGGTGATCTCGGCCCAGGTGATTGAGCGTAGTTGGCTCTCGGAGTTGGCCGAAATGATGGTCGTTGACCCGATTCTGGTGGCCAGCATCCAGATCGTGATCCATGAGACCAACGCCGACTTGCCAATACCCCGGCCAGATGAGATGGCCTCTTGCAGCACATCGAAGTCAACCTTGCCCTGGTTCAGTCTGATGTGCTCGGCAATGTCTAGCAGCACCTCACGCTGCCATTTGCGCGGGCCAGTGAAGTGTTCCAGTGGCGTGCCCTTGACGTTCCATGGAAACGCAAACATTACAAACGCCAGCGGGTTGTCCTTGATCGCCGGGCTCCACAGCCGGGCCATCAGTTCTTGTTCGTCTTCAGCGCTGTATATGGTGCTCTGCATGCGTAGATAACTCTAGTTTGGGGCTGGGCTCATGGGCGATGACGTCGATGACCCTGGACTCAGCGTCGCGCAGCGCCTGGGTGACTGAGATGCGCTGGTCAACATCAATACTGATAGATTGCTTGGCCACCCAGCCGTGGACGTTTTGGAGGATTGCCAGCGCCGCCTTGGAGTCGCCCTCTCGCGCTGCCTTGTGCAAACACTGGGACATTTCCATCTCAGCGTCTGCCTTGCCCTTAAGCGCTGCCATTTCCGCAATCGGGTCAAGCTGCACCAGTTGCCGGTACTCGGCGGGCAGCATGCCAGAGGCCAACGCCAACGAGTCGCCTTTTAGCCCCAGCTTGGCAGCTTCGTAGATGCGGTTCAAGCGCGCCTCAGTCGCTTCGACCTTGCGCGGTGCAAAAGGTAGGCTTTCAAACATGGCTTGAATATAACAAAAATTTTTAAAAATGAACGGTGTGGGCAATGTGGGCAATAAAAAATTTTGTTCGCGGCCCCTCCGCTGCCGTGACCTTCGGCGCTCGGCCCTACCCGGGGGC